TCGGGTTGGAGCCGGTCAGGCCGGTGATGGCACCCGAAGCCTTGTAGTTCACATGCTTCAGGCCGAACTCGCCCACGATGAAGTGGCGGTCAGCGTCGCCGGTCTTAGCCAGCAGGGTACGGCTGAACGGACGCAGCACAGCCTTCTTCCAGTTGGCCGGATCGAACAGCAGAGCGGCATCAGCCTTCATGAAGCGATTCAGGACAACCTTCTGGGTGCCGAAGGGCGATACATAGATGTCAACCACGTTCACCAGCTTGGTGCCTTCCGAGAAGTCACGCATACGGCCAGAGGCAGCAGCGAAACCAGCCACGATGAGCGAGTCAGCAGGCTTAATCATCAGGTAGGAGGCCTCACCACCAGCTTCATACAGCTTCTGGTTGGTAGCCAGCACCATGGCTTCGGTCAGAGCGGCAGGGGTGCCGTTGTTGGTGACAACTGCGCTATTGATGATGGCATTGCCACCAGCGTCATTGCCCCACACGTTGCCGAACTGACGGGCAACAGACGAGGTGCCAGCAGCGGCGTTACGAGCCGAGCCAACCAGGGCGTATTCAAATTCACGCTTCAGTTCAGCAGACTTCTTGCTCAACTGGTAAGCGGTTTCCTTGGCGCGGCCATAGGTGGACACAGCGTCAGCCGTGGCAGAGGCCTTGATGGTCTTAGCCATGATCTGCGTGTAGTTGGAACGCATCGTGGTAGCGGTCAGGTCAGCATCGGTGCCGTCTGCGCCTTCAACCACTGCGTTAGCAGCCACAGCAGCCAGATCGTCTTCCTGCCACTGGTACACGGTGTTGCTCACCGATTCCTGGCCGATGAGGCTCTGGAAGGGGGTAGCGGTAGGAGCGATGTTGCTGATAACATCGCTGATGTCTTCTTTCTTGCCGACCTGATCGTAGGTCTTAAAATGGGTAGCCATTTGTTTTCTTCCTTAAAGTGAAATGTGTTTAATCTTCGTTGGCCCAACGGCTCAGAAACAGATTCGCAGCGTCATCGACGGTGCCAGAAGTCTGAAGGGTCTTCTTTGCTTTGACCGCGCCATCGCTCTTCATCGAGCCAGCAGCAACGGTGGATTTGACAACCTTCTTGGGAGTCACCACTTTCTTCTTGGTGACAATCTTCTTGCTCTCGTCATAGAGACGGGCTTTATGAATCAACTGAATTGCGACAGGATCGACAAGGTTATTTACAACCTCTGCGTCCATGCCAGTTGAAATTGCATACTCACGAATCTGGTCATACACAGTTGCAGACCAGTTAGGGATTGCTTCTTTTAGGGTCTTAACAGCCTCTTTGGCTGCCTCCTGAAGCATCTGCTGTTGCTGGGCTTGCGTCTGTTTAACAAACGCATCAGCCTCTTCAGAAATGAAACGGAAATCCTCGTAGGCAGCTTGCGCTTCGGCGCGGAGAGCAGCGAACTGGTCAGCATCAAGCTGTTTGGAGGCAACAAGATAATCAATCTTGCTGTAGGGTTCCCATTTGGCCTGAGCCTTCTGGTACATCTTCTCCAAAGTTGCTTGAGCCTTCAGTGCGGATGCTTCTGCTTCCTTGCGCTTGGCTGCGACTTCTTGGCTTTTCCGGGTTAAGGCCGCTTCCTGGCCGTACAGTCGCTTCAGTTCCTTGACAGATACATCAAGTTCTTCATCGCCAACCTTGATTTTGACAACGGCTTCGTCCTCAAGAACCTTCTTGGGTTCATCCTTGGACTCTTCTTCGTCATCTTCTTCGGTTTCTTCTTCAGAACCTTCCTGATGGTCTTCGTCGGACTCTTCAGCTTCTTCTACAGCTTCTTCAGCCTCGTCCTCAGGCTCCTCCGCAGGAGTTTCTTCGGACTGTTCATCTTCCTCAGGGGCTTCGGATGCCTTTTCAGGGTCCTCTTCACTCCACTTGGAAAGAAATGACGCGGCGGCGTCATCTTCATTAAGTTGCGGAGCCGCTTCAATGTCTTGAGCAGCCACGCCCATGGGGGTAGTAGCTTTGGTGTTCATAAATCAGTTTATTCGTTTTCTTCGGTGGCAAGGTTCTCAATGATCTGGTCACGGATAGCGACCCATTGATTCAGCACACCAAGGATGTCTTGCACAGCACGGGCACCGGCATAGGCCATTTCCCGTTCTTTGGTTTGTTCGGCAGTGGTCTGCAAGAGACCAGCCAGATACATATTGATGAGTTCGTTGGTAGCTGCAATCAAGGCTTCCTGTTTCAGGAGATTGTCAGCAGCGTTGCCACGCTCAATCAGATATTCGTTGTTCAAAAGCTCTCCGATAAATGTTTAGTTCGGGCTGATAATTGCACGGGCCTGTGCAGGGTCCTGTGCTTGTTGTTCTTTAGCCATCTGGAGTTCTTCCACGGCCACAGCCACACGCGAGGTAACTTCAAATTCCTTGCGATCCTGTTCGCGCTCTTTGACCATACGCTCCATTTCAAGGCGCATACGATCCATCTCGATACGCATCTGCTCCAGTTCAGCGTTAAACTGAACTTTCTGGGCAGAAGCCTGAGACACAATCTCCTGAGCAGCAACCTTACGCTCTTCAAGTTCGACTTGCTTGAGCATCATCGGGTCAGGCTGCGGAGGCTGCGGAATAGACAGGAACTCAGACACGTTCTTGATGCCAGCCTTCTCCATGATGGTCTTCAGCATGGCAAACTTGTTCTGAGGCTGATACATCGGAGCAGTCGTAGGATCAGCAGACAGCATCTGATGGATCATCATGAACTTCTGAGCCTCACGCTCTTGCTCACCATAACCCAGTTTCAGTTCAACAGAGCAGTCCTTACGCTCTTCCCACTCTTCGGGAGAGATACGCTGGAAGGCACCGGCAACCTGAATGATCTTCTCTTTCTTCTCGTTTGCCAGGACAAGTTCATACACCCGAAGGTACAGTTCCTTGACGAAGCAAGCAAAGTTACGAGCGATGATCTTTTCACGCTGCTGGCTCAGGCTCACTAGGTCATTGACCATGGCCTGAGAGTTCTGCTTAGACACTGCGTCCTTGTTCAGGCCCTGAGACAGACGGCTAACACCAGTAACCTCTTCCTTATCCTCATCCAGCAATTGCAGGGTCTGGAACACGAAGGGGTTAAGGCTGGCCTGCTGCATCGGAAGGATGCCATCAGGACGGGTCACGTTCACAACACCACCAAAGCGGTTCTCAATGAGTTCCTTGGGGTTCGTAACAGCACCCTTGACCACCATGTAGCGGGGGTTATTCGTGATGACCGTATGGTCCAGAATACCGCGCATCAGGACAGTACGTGCGTTCTGAGTCGGGATGACCTTGTGGGCGTAGTTCGTGCCATAGAAGGCATGGGGAACCGGCAGGGGAGTGAAGGCGATGAAAGGCTTGCAGTCGGCCTCTTCCACATCAAGGATAACGCCGCCACTTTTGATGATCTTGTAGAGTTTGCTTTCGCCAGTACCTTCCATGTCCAGATACAGATAGCACTCGTACACCATCACGTATTTGGACTGCTCTTGAACCTCAGCATCCAGATTGAGACGGTCTGCGCCGACTCCATCGTGACGGGCCAAGAACTCAGGGTCCATGGTCAGTTCTGCATCGTCCTCAGCAGCAATCTCCTCAACCTTCTTACGGTCAAAACCCATCTCAATAAGCTGAGAGAAGGTCTTGCGAGTACGATGGGCAACGAAGGGAGCGTCTTTGATGGAACGAGCCTGGGGAGTAATCAGGAACTCCTCAGGAGGAATCACATCAAGCTGAACCTTGGACTCATCCCGCTTGCGGGTAAGTTCACCCTCAAAGAGACCAGTATCGTCATCCAGCTCAACCTTGATTTCCTCGATGTCAGGGGACGCAGCAAGCATCTCCACTTCGTCAAGGGTCAGGTTGGAGAACTCCTCAACCTCTTCCTCTTCGCACTCGTCCCAGTACACCTTCACCACACCTACACGGGCCATAAGACCGTCTTGGATAGTGTCAGAGAATATTTGGAAGGAGTCGTTCTGTCGGTGGATTACGTAGTCGCAATACTCAGTAGCGACACGGGCCGACTCAACATCGTTCTCATCAATTGGATCAAACGAGACAATCTTGTTGCCAGCAGCAAAGGTCTCCAGCAGGACAGCCTTCAGGCTCTCAACTGCATCGAACACATCCATGCTGACATACTTGGAGTTGCCTGCATGAGAAGGTTTCGGGAGCTTGCCGTTGTAGTAGTCTAGGACATCTTCACGCTCACGGCTCAGTTTAGAGTCGTAGAAGCCGACCGAGGAGTGGATGGCCCGATCTACAAGAGCCGCGAGTTCGCTTTTCTTTACCGGCCTAAATCTAGATTCAGCCATACTTTAAATAGCCTCAATGTAAAAATCATCAGTCACTTCAACCGGAGTGAAG